GGTGTTAAAGTATTTGTAGGAGTGAGAGTGTTAGTGGGGGTAAGTGTTGGTGTCAACGTATTTGTCGGTGTAACGGTATTGGTAGGAGTTAAAGTATTAGTTGGGGTGACAGTCGGTGTTAATGTTCTAGTTGGTGTAACGGTATTCGTGGGAGTTAAAGTATTAGTGGGAGTAATGGTGTTAGTTGGTGTTAGTGTATTGGTTGGTGTAAGAGTTGGCGTGATTGTGTTTGTTGGGGTTAAGGTATTTGTAGGTGTCAGGGTGTTAGTTGGGGTTAAGGTATTTGTTGGAGTAACTGTTGGCGTAAGAGTATTCGTTGGGGTAATTGTATTAGTGGGAGTTAAGGTATTGGTAGGTGTAATTGTTGGAGTTAAGGTATTAGTAGGAGTTACCGTATTAGTTGGGGTAACAGTATTTGTTGGGGTTAAGGTAGGAGTAAGAGTGTTAGTTGGTGTTAATGTTTGAGTGGGGGTAAGAGTATTAGTTGGAGTAATTGTGTTAGTTGGTGTTACCGTTGGAGTCAACGTGTTGGTTGGGGTAATAGTATTTGTTGGAGTAACTGTATTCGTAGGTGTTAAAGTATTCGTAGGAGTCTCAGTTACCGTTGGAGTGACAGTATTGGTTGGTGTTAAGGTATTGGTTGGTGTTAAGGTATTGGTTGGAGTTTCAGTTACGGTCGGTGTAACAGTATTTGTTGGCGTTAAGGTATTAGTTGGTGTTAAGGTATTGGTTGGGGTTACCGTATTAGTTGGTGTGATGGTATTTGTTGGGGTTAATGTGTTTGTGGGAGTTTCAGTTACCGTTGGAGTGACAGTATTTGTTGGTGTTAGGGTATTTGTTGGAGTTTCAGTAACTGTGGGTGTTATGGTGTTGGTAGGAGTAAGAGTATTGGTTGGAGTTTCAGTTACGGTCGGTGTAACAGTATTTGTGGGAGTAAGAGTATTGGTTGGAGTTTCAGTTACGGTCGGTGTAACAGTATTTGTTGGTGTTAGGGTATTGGTTGGGGTAACGGTATTGGTCGGTGTTAGAGTTTGAGTAGGTGTTTCAGTTACCGTTGGTGTTAATGTTTGAGTAGGTGTGATTGTATTTGTTGGTGTTAATGTTTGAGTGGGTGTCAGGGTTTGAGTAGGGGTTAAAGTATTTGTAGGGGTTAAGGTATTTGTGGGAGTAAGAGTATTCGTTGGTGTTAACGTATTAGTAGGGGTTAAGGTGTTAGTTGGAGTAACTGTATTCGTAGGTGTTAAGGTATTTGTGGGTGTTAAGGTATTTGTGGGTGTAAGGGTTGGGGTATTTGTTGGTGTAATAAGAATAGGTGTTCTTGTTAAAGTTGGAGTTAAAGATGGAGTAGCGGTTGGAGTTGGGGTTGGACATGGAACTTCGGCGTAACATGTTTTGTCTAAATTACTAAAATAAACTGAATATGTTCCTAAATAATAATTTGTGTCATAATAATACGGCATGACAACAGTACCAATATTAATGGTACCACCCGAACAAGGATAGTAAGTAATAACCGCAGTCTCTCCACCATAATTTCCTGTATTAATCTTTATTATCGCCATTTACTTTATAAAAACCCCTTTTTCTTAAATATCCATAATCTAAGAACCCAATAGAAAAATATAAACAAATTTGTGATTCATTTAAAGATTAATAAAAATAATTTTAAAAAAAAATATTACGGAGTAGTTGTTGGTGTTGGTGTGGGTGTTGGTGTGGGTGTGATACATGTTGGATTTGCAGGAGCAGAGTTTGCTTGACATACAAAGTTAGTTAGGTTTGGATATAAAATAAGTGCTGCCGCCTCTATTTCCGCACAAGATGCTCCATTATTACCTTCTATTACGATACCGTTTGAACAGAATTTTGCATAATAAATTGATGCCGTAGTTGGTGTTGGTGTTGGTGTAACTGAAGTTGTGGGGGTGATGGTTAGTGTTGGTGTAATGGTTCTTGTTGGAGTAACAGTAGGTGTGACCGTTCTTGTTGGTGTAGGACTAGGTATTATACATTCAAATGGAAAATCATCTAACGATGAATCACTTGGTGGGGTTGGACACCATGTTGGGTCGGTATAATATTGTCCTAAATTAAAATCAATATTAGGGTGAACATTGTACTTATGTCTCATTAATATTTGTTGGTCTGAATTTCCATCAAATACAACAACATGTTCAACATTTAAATCAACATTATTTTTTTTGAAATTTAAATTAAAATATAAATCAGAATTACAATAATTTAAATCAACATTTATAACTTCAATTAATTCACCATATTGATTTATTAAATAATCCCCATGGTTATATAATTCTTTTCCGTGGTCACAGCAAGGGTCAATAAAATTTTCCGGTTTTATTTGTAATTCTTCAGGGAATCTATCGTCGAAATGATAAATACTATTTGTTATTTGTCCATAATCTTCAATTAATCTATTTGTATAAACTCTTAATTCAGTATTTGGTAGAACTTCAAATATTTCATAATCACCATTAGATGTTAAACCGGTTATTAAACTTTTTTTAACAGAAGATAAACATTCCTTATCAGTAACCTGCAATTTGGTATAAGTAAACGTGGATGAATATCCACTAACAATACCATCTTGTAGATTTTGATTTGTAAATCCACTACACGGTGTATAATCCGCCGATAAAATATATTCACCAACCGATAAATCACAAACACTTTTTTCAACAATTGTTCCTCCGGTTATATATGATTCGATATTATATCTAGTTGTTGTATTGTTAATGGTTACACCAGATGCCATTGTTAAAACAATAGAATCACATTTTAATCCATAATCAAAATTAGATTTATATTCTACTTTAGGTTGAATGGTATATCCCGTGTAATTATCACAATATGTTGACCCAGTTAATGTTGATATGGTATTTCCACTACTACCTTGATATCCTGAAATTTGAAAAATTTCATTATGACTTTTACCGCATGGGTCGTGTTCAACTTTTGCCGTTAATCCTTCGATTCTGAATTTAACTTCTTTGTTCGCTCCATCAATAATATTAAAATCAATTATATCCGTATCGGTTACTCCTGTTATTTTAAAAACACAATCACTTACTTTTTCAATATAAATGTCAGCGTTTTCATTGTATCCATTAACACAATTCGCATAGATATAGTATGACCAGTTTGTTCCGTTTTGTACTCCAACTTTTGTTGAGCCGATTACTTCAATATATAAATCAGTAACTAATTGACAGTACTCAGGATTAACACAATAATAATCACCATTTGTAGTAACTTCAACACTAATTTTATCACTATTTTTTGTTACATTATATTCACTTTCAAATCTATAATCAAAATAATCCTTAACCGAACAATCTCTAACACCATATTTTATTGATGAGAATTTTATTTTTTTCTTACCATCAACATCCGTAAAAAATTCATATGTAATTAATGGTTTGTATTCCCATTCATAAGTTGACCCACTTGTTGCCGCAGTATAAGGTGCGTAATTTTCATATCCGGCGGTATAACCTGTAACGGATTTATTCACAACATTATCAATTAAATCAATAAGGGACGCAACCCATAAAGTTTCAATTGTGTTAACATCCGGTTCTAAATAATCTTTATAATTACAAATAAGTGGAAGTACGGTTGTACTTGTATTTAAATCGGTACAACCCGTCTGTGGAAACGATGGATAATTAAATAATTGAGCACTAACACCAGAGTATGATGTTGACCCACTAACCGTTATTGTATCACCTGTAAAAATAATCCCATCAATTTCAATGATTGGATAATAACTAACACCAGTAATTGAAACTAAATCCCTAAAATTATTTTCTTCACCAATTAATGTTTCTAAATCTTCTTCGATTACCGTTTCAAAATCTGGATATAATTCCTCAATAAACTGTAATGGTTGGCAATCTAATTTATATTGGTATTTTGGTCTACCCAAAACATTATTTTCAATTAAATTACCACCTGTCCAAAGTGTAGTTGACGGAATTATTTGCTCAAGTAATTGAGCCCAATATGGTGATAATCTATCAATAAATTCATATGAATCAATAAAATGATATGAAGTAAATCCTGTTTGACTAAAATAATCACTATAAACATCTTCAAGTTGGATATAATTCTTTTTATATCTAATTTTATTTGAATTGAATACAAGTTTATTTACTGCACTATCAATAAATTGTGCAAATGTTATACCTGTTTGTGGGTGTAACGTATTTGAACCGAAAGACAACTCAAGTTCCCTACCTTTTCTAAAAATATCATAATCAACCGCTCTAGATGATGAAATATACGCACCAATATTTTTTCTTTGTAAAATAAGTGATGAATCATCCTCAACATTACTACCTTTTTTATTGTCAATAACGGGTGTTAATCCGTAACCTGTATCTAAACCGGGTAAAGTTCTAAAATTATCAAAATAATCCTCACCATATGTATATGGTTTGTTTTTTGTTTTAATTGTTTTAGTTCTACCTGTTAATATTGAATTTTCCGTATCGAGAATTGATGGTGAACGGTGAGATAATGTGTTATCGTACCATCCAGAACCAGCACCAAAGAAAATATTTTCAGTTGTATTGAGTGCTCTTCTAGGTAAACCTGTAATTTCATCAACGGGATAACCAACTCTATCGAATGTTGTAGTTGCAGTGTATGTTACTTTGTTATATGTAAAACCTGTGGTGTCAAATACCGCATATGTGTATGTTTTTTCGCCCACAATAACATCATAAATGTCTTTTTGTAAATCAAAACTTGACGGCATTGATGTTACTTTGTAAACATATTCATCAATTTTTATAAGGGGTTCTGGTGCTCCTAAAAACTTTAAGAAAAAGTTAATTGATGACTTTGTTCCTTTTGATTTAAAAATATATGCTAAGTTTACAAGAAGTCTTCTGTAAAATTCGTATTCGGCTTCAATTAAATTGTAACCATTTGATACTCCACCATAACTTGAATTAGTTCTGGAATAAAGTACTTCGTCTAATGACTTCTCATCAAATAATGGTACGCCGGAAAGTCCAATATTTTCCGCCAAATTCTTTAATAAAACATCAGGTAAGTTATTAATACCGTCATAACTTACATTTCTCATGTAAGCAATATTATCAATGAATTTTTTTACACTATCAAAACTTTGACCATATAATTGAAATACGCTTTGTGCCTTTTGGTCATCGGTATCAAATTCAAATAATTGTGGTGCGGCTAAAAATCTAACCATTAAGTTAGATTTGTAATCATCAATTTCATCTGATATTGAACTTAGATTACGAACATAACTTTCATAATCAATACCTGAAATTTGTACGTTCCAACCATCTGCACTTACCGGCCAGCTATATTGTACATTAACAAGAGACGTTTTACTGTTGTCCGAACTATCTCTCGGTACTTGGAAATTAGATGAATAAATTGGATTTGTATCCCTATTCATTAATGATTCTTCCAAATCGTCCAATCCACTAAAAAATTCTTCGACCATACCATCGTTTGGTCTAAATAAAAGATTTGAACTATATGGTTGGGTATTAAATAATTTACCGTAAACAACAAATTTAATCTGATTGTTATTGTTAGGTTCAGCGTATTCAATGATTGGATATGGTTCTCCATCGACAATTACAACATATTTTGTATATGAAGAATAAAAATTCCTTATCTCATTTTCCGTTGCCGGTTTAATAATACTATTTGGTGTAACAAAAGCAATTTCAAATGGATTAAAAATTTTACTTCTTTCAACGTAAAATGTTGTTTTATTTAAATTTGTATCGTATGTTACATTTAATGCACTGTAGATACTATTACCAATAGGACTATTAGTATCAACATAAAACCCAGCGGGGAATTTATTTATTATTTTTTGTATTGAAACTAATATTCTACTCTTTAAAGAACCAAATAATGATTTATCCGCATTCCTTTTGTTTGATTTGAATTTAATTTCATCACTTCTTTTTTTAGAAACCGATTGAGAGGTGGTTGGTGCACCACTTTCTTCTTTTAATGTATCTAATGTTAAAAATTTAGAAAATGGATTTGTTTTAAAAGTTTTTGCGTCCTTTTCGGGAATCACTTTGTCTAACTCAAAGACAGTATTAGTAAGCGCGGATGTTCCGTCAGTAATTTGTCTACCAACTAAAAAATCACTAAATGTTTCGGCTCCACTAGCTACTTGGCTAGGTACTTTCCTTTTTACTGTCATTATTCTGTTATAGTGTCAAAGTTTAAGGTTTCATCGACATTTGTTCTTTCTTCACGAACTTCATATAATGTTTCGTTAAATTCATCTTTAACTTCATAAAGATTGTATTGTCTGTAGATGTTATTATTATTATCGTAAATAGTGTAAACACCTTGAGAGACCGCCTTACTTTGATTACCGTACAATGCGTGTGCAAGTGTTGAAGCATCATGTTCAACCATTTCAATTTCAACAGTTGTCGGGTTGAAATATGTATTGGTTAAAATAATCTTTTGAGATGGTGTACCAATAAATGGAACGGTATTAGGTTTATTTGTTGGTGCCGATGAAGGTGTTACAGTTAAAAACATTAAGTTACTAACTTGTTCACTATATTGATATCTTATTGCTTTTTGTGATGTACTCGTTAAATTAGAAACAATTGGCGTGCAATAGAAAGATGAAGTTACAATTCTATAAAAGTTTGGTATTTTTTTATTGTCAGCTGAATTTATATATTCAATTCTATATCCAACTAATCCTTGTGGTGTAAATTTATTTCTATCAGCCGCAGGAACATTACTAAGGTCAATAATTAAACCTCTTACCGATGGTAAAGATGCTAAAATACCACAATCAGTTATTGAAGTTCTTATTTGTTTAGGTCTAACGTGAAGTGTGTAGATACCTAAATCAGAAAAATCTGTGGCTGATAATTTTAAATTGTATAATCCACCCAATATTTCATTATTAGGTGCTGCGGTATCATCTGTTGTTTCTGAATTGTGAAAAACAGGTGTCAATACATCGGAAGAACTTAATCTTTTCAATGTAACTTCAGACGTACTGCTTCTATCTGAAACATAATGAAAGTAAATTTCAATGTCTTCAGGTGACACATCCGCTGGTCTTATTATTCCGTAACTTCCTACTGCCATTCTTTTTTATTAATAAATATTATTTTTATTGTTTTCGGACATTAAAATATCCATTTCCGTAAATATCCAACTCTCCGGTGTTATCTAACTCAGATAATCTTAGACTTTTTTCTAAAACTCCTTGTTTTCCTCTCTCAACAAAAATGTCAGAATATATTACCGGTTCATCGATGAATCCTAAGAAGTGTTCATTTCTTGTTATCATCGTATTAAACACTTCTTCTTTAGTGTAACCAGAGGTTGTACCTGTAATTGTTGTGATTCCATCATCAAAATCTTGATAATATAATCCATCAATAGTGTACCCACTATAATTATTTCCATCAATTGTTGTCCCCGTTGTTACTCCACTATAAACATTTGAACCATATTGTTTTTTCTCATCAATTCTACTTCTCGATATTGCGGCATAATTAAATGTAGTATAACCCGTATTGTTAGTGTAATCCAAATTATTTAAATAATTAAGACTCACACCAGATAATGTTGTATAAGGTACTGTGAATCCTGAAAATGTTCCAAGTGGATTTGTAACGGTAGTATTTGAAGGAACTTTAATTAGTTTTTTAGTTTCGAACTTAGTCCATGGTGTATCGATTGATACCGATAACGTGTACCCTGAAGATGTGGAATATGTTTTACTAGCTGAAAGTATATCCGTTGTTAAAATACTTGTTGTATTATCACCCCAATTCACGGTAAAGTCAATATCATGTATTTCAGATACCTTACTGGTATCAATGGTATTATAAACCGTTACAGTATTTCCAGATTGTACGTAAGAGAAGTTACAAATTTGCTCAACTTGTTCAAGTTCACCACTAAATCCAACCATAACACCCATCTCATCAATTTTTGATTCCAAAAATATTGGTAAATAATGGTCACCATATGCTTGTGGTTTAGTTATTGATTGCCACCCAAATAATTCTATAGTTAAATCACAACCTGTATCTCCATATGATAATGTAGATATTGTTGCTCCCGTCCAAATATAGTAACCGATTGCTACGTTACTTGATGCATTATAAATTATTTCACCATCCGGCGGAGGTAATGTTTGTGAGTCTGACCATGGAACTAAATTACCAAACGAGTCATACCAATAAGGACTTGTTAGTGAATTTAAATTCACATTCAATATCGTCCTTCTTAGTATTTGATGTATATTATCTCCTTTTGGTTTCATTATTTAATTCTTTCGTAAAATCTTATTGGTGACCCCGTTTTCCCAATTCTTGAACCTTGAGTTCCGTAAAAATCAAATACTTGATATGAAAAATCAGTTCTTTGAATTATCACTTTATAGTATATATGATTCTCTTCCACAATAGGTGTTGACGAAGAAAGAGTTTGGTTTACAAAATCTATAACCGTACCATCTTTTGCGTTATAAAATTTTGCGGTCATATAAAATGTGTTACCCGTTATTGATGTTCCCTCAAATGGTGAATCATCTTCAAACCAGAAAAAATACATATTTTCTGTATTTCTATAGTTTGAACCCGTAAACACGGGGAAATATATAAATTCATTTAATGGTGACGTTCCACCTGTATAAAACATTTTTTCACCCAATGGTAATGATAAATTCTTAGCAAATACCATTCTTCTATTTGTTTGATTTGGTGCATCCCCATTTGGTGTTTTGTAAAACTCTAATCTAAAAAAACTTTCAGTAGATTGTTTTAACATTTTATAGTTTTCTATTAATGTTAAACCGGTTGCTTCATAATCTTGGGTGTATGTTCCACCACTATTTAAAAAATAAAAATAAAACCATATGTCAGTTTGTTGAATGTTGTTTGTTGATAGATATGGTTCATGTATAAATCTAACGGTTTCATAGTTTTCAGTTGGATTAATAATACTATAAAGTATTTCTCTATCCATTTCTTCAGCAGCATCACTCCAACCTAAATCAGTTTTAAATTCCTGAGTTTGGGTGAGTAATATGTTTTGGTCAATATCTTTTACTAAAATTTCCATTAACAATCAAATTTATCAAATTTCTTAATTCCATCATTTTTATTTGTGTAAAGTCTTTCATTACGTAAATAGAAATTTATATCATTTTTTACATAATGGGTATAGTTCATAAATGGAAAATTAGTACCAAAACCATCCGGGTCAATAAACCCATGGTCATATAAATCATGCCACTTCCACAATCTTTCATCTTCAGAATACTTTGCATTTTGTGGTAAACCATAAATGTCATTTGTTGTTGATGATTCAACGTATGGTGAAAGTTGTCTAAGTTTAACCCTATAGTGTGGTTGGTAATAAATTCCCGTTTTATTTGTTGGTGATGCACCAGAATAATAGTCACTATCTTCCTGATAATAATCAAAAATATTAGTGGGATTTGAAAATTTATGGAAAGCTTCACTAACCACTCTTTCTTTTAATTCATATTCATTATATTCAATAAATGCTCCCGTTAAAATAGTATTCAAAGGTAATTCGGTACCACCTGTAAAATTAAAAGTAGTTGAGGCTACGGTTCTAGAAAACCCCGTTGTTGGAATTGTTGTCTCAATTGAAGATGTACCGTTAAAATGAGCATCAGCCCACGAATCATGGAAGTTAAATTTATATCCAACTTTAGGAGGATAATCAAAATAACCATTTGCATTAATTAGAACAACGGTAACATACACTTCTGTTGGGAGGTATCCTAAATTATTTGTCAGTCCTGTTAAAACAAATGAATTTTTGAAATCATATATTAAAGATTCCATTCTATTTCTTTCAACTAAATAATCATTTGTACCGGCACTGTTTTCCAATAAAAGTTTTCTTTCATTTTCCCATATTGGAGATTCAAAACCAACTTTATCGAGTATATAATCTTTTTCTTCTGTTAATGTTTTGTGTTTATGAACATAATATGTTGAGGTTGTTCCTGTGATATTATTTCTATTAATACATCTTTTACCCAATACAACAGTTGATAGTGTTGTTCCTGATGGCATCTCGGATTTATTAATTTCTAAAACAAAATTTTCAGAACGAAAAAATGAATCACCAACACTAATGATAGAGAATGTTCTACCTGAAACGGGAACACTATTATTTAATGTACCACCGGATATTGTTATATATTCGCCAGCAATCATACCGTGTTCAACGGGACATATTAGTGTATAGGTATTACCATTGTCAGTAACTCTAAAAGGTATCCCATCACCTGAAACAAAACTATAAACGGTATTACCACTTAATGTGTATTTTATTGGAAATTGGGTATCCCCCGAATAAACATAACTTAAATAAATGTTCCAATTATGATAAGGAGCTTCAATAGATGAGATTGATTGATGTGGGTTAGTTCCTGTTAATTGTATATTAGGTGTGTAGAAATCAAGGTTTGATGTTCCACCCGTTATTAAATTAACTTCTCTATAAACGTCTTTTCTTAAAAATGCAAATTCATCATATGGTAAGAACCCAATAAACTTACTAGATGCACCGGGAGGTATTGCACTACCGTCACCAACCAAATAAAGTCTCTCTTGTAATGTGTCATATAAAGTTTCACCACTATACATGTTTCTAAAAACCATTTTTAATTTACCATGGATTTTATAATTAGGACTTTCATTTCTTTCTTTTGCAAAAAGAACTGAGTTGTCGAGTATAATTGTTCTATCACCTTCCCTTAAAAGATTTCTACTCTCGTCTAAACCTAAACGAATATTTAAATCTTCCTCGGATGAACCAAAAAACTTTTTAGATGGTAATATGATTTTTTTCTTTTCCATTATTCAGCAGATGGAAACGCACCTTTTGGTCCGAATCTTTCAATAAATTTATCAACCGCAGTTTTTCCGGGTCTCAATCCAAAATAAAATAAGAATGGTGTGGATAATATTTGTTTATTACCAGTGTAATTATTCAAGGTTGGTTTAATAATATAAGTAACTCCCGATAATGACCATGGGGTTGGACTCCAACCTCCAGCATTGCCCACTCTTGTCCAAAGAGTACCCGCGGTTGGTTGATAAAACGGTGGGTTTGTTGTTGCACCTGTTGATGTTGCGTAAAGATACGTGAACCCCTCATATTGGTTATTATAACTTAAATGGTCATCAGCTGCGGGAAAAAAATCTTCCTCATCAAAACTACCTTCATTTAAATCGGGTCCATCAAATGTGATTCCACCATATTCCTTTGTCATTGGGAAAAGAACATAATTATATGTATTATCAGTAAATCCTGTAAACTTATAATTATATGTCATCCCTTGTAAATCATTTTTAATTACACCGCCAAAATCCCAAAATTGACTAACACCTTCCCCAAAACCTTCACCTTTTTTATCCCAATAAAGGAACGGTATTGGTTGTGATGATTCTGTTAATCTGCCCGGTTCATTTAAACAAACCCTAATTCTATATCCGTCCTGACCTAAAGCAAAATTAATTGGTAAAGGACCGTTGGGTGTTCCCGCTTCGGATTCAAAAAGAGTGGGATAATTATCAGGGTCAACAATTAATGGAGAATACGCCCCATAATTTCTATCTTGTAAATCAAATTCTTGAATGCCAGATTCATTGTTAATTGATATTAATTGTAAAATATCTCCATTCATAACTAAATCTCTACTGTCATTTGTTGGTAGTGGTATTGTAATAGTTGTACCCGTTGTAGGGTTCATGAAAAAATCTTTATAATTATAGGTAAGGTTAGTATCCATTCTATAATTAATATATAACCCTAACATCTCTTTAAAACTTTGAAATGATGTTGCACCCACACTTCTTACAACGGAACAATTTGGGTCTAACGATGGGTCAACACAAATTTCTTTAATGAACTCATCTCTTGGACCTAAATCAACAATAGTTGTTGGATGACCAAGTGTTGTTATTTCGTCACTATTAATTCTTTTTAATGAGAAGTTTGTACCATTAAATTTTGTTGACCTGTAATAGAATCTTTTAACTGCTGTTTTTGTTGATTCTTCCTGTACCTTAAAATATAATAGGTTTTCACAGTATCTCGTACCGGCATAACTCAAGTCTAAATTTTCCTCATCGTCCCATCTAACCTTTGCTTTAAATGGAAACATATATAATGAACCCGTTAACCAATTGTCAACAAATGAATAATTACTAATACCCTCACAAAATAATTTACCAACCAATTTTCTTCTTGTATATTCACCAATCGCACTAAAATTCTTAGGCCAATTTGTACCTATATTACCAGCCGCCGGTATAATAGTGAATATACCAAATCTAAATTCAGAATATCCACTTTTTGTAACTAACTTTTTTTGACATGAATTACATGCATTTGCACCACCACCCATATCATTTAAAATTTGACCAACGGGAATATCTGACCCAAAACACACATCACCGGTGGTGATTGTTAATCCACTATATGGAACATTTACGTTTGCTGCACAATATGTACCTGTGGAAATATTTTCATCATATACCGTATTATAGCTTTTACATCCTTCAGCTAATGATGATGTATTCAATCCCGTTGTACTAGTTGAGCCTGTTAATGGTAAACTAACACTATATATTTCATAGGTCACACCCGTCCAAACATAATCCACGGGTGATGTTCCTCCATTATACCATTCCACCCATAAACTTGTACTATTTGTATCGTTATGTTGATATCCCGTCGGTCCACATGTAAATCCTGAGATATTTAATTGGTTTGAACCCCCAACTGTTAGTGGAGTTAAAAGAGAAATATCTGAAGTTCTTGCATATGCATGTGGTAGATATCCTGTCATTTTAATCACATAAACTTGTGGTGGGGCTAGTGATAAATTATTTTGAATTGTTGTAATTGTTTGGGGGTATGTACCTCCTGAAAGATATGTTGCAGTACCTCCACTAAGATATAATTCTTTTTGACTTGAGTTATTATCACAAGTATTTGGAAAAACAGTAACTCTCGTTGATGTTGTACATGTACCAACCACGACAGCTGAACCATTTCCGGTATCAATTTGTGTTACCACAACTCCACCCATGCCTTGTCTAACACATCTTGTTGTTGTGGTGCTACCACTAGTAAGTGTTACTGTTGAAAGGGCGTTTGTGTCACAATCATAGTAATCAAATTTAGTTGAGCCTGATGTTGTTGGTTTATTAAATTGATACTGTTCGCACTCTAAATATAAAGTTAATTTGTCTCTAACCGCAGTTCCACTACCTACTTTGTTATATTTTAAAGCTGGGTCAGTTACTGCCGCGGAACTTGTAACGGGTGAGGTGTCCGACACTTCATCACATGATTCACATTCTGGATATGTTACAATACCTAAATTGACGGTTCCCAATCTTTGTAAATCCTCAATAACATCATCAAGCTCTTGAATTGGCCCAAATTCCCATGTATAAAAACCTATATCTACTCTAAAATGTAATAATCTATACAAAAATTGGAACGGAACAATTAATACTTGTATTGCTCCAATATATGCAATATATATTATTCTTTCAAATACGTTTATTATTATCGCCAATAAAATTGCAAATGAGAATTTTCTAAATGCAAAATTTGTTGGAGGTGTTAGTACACTACTTTCACAATCTTCGTCGGCTTTAGGTGAAATTTCTTTTATACCTAAAAAATTGTCTCTACCAACAAATGAACCACCACCATATTGTCCACCCATATATGATGAAACACCATACACTTTATTATATGTAAATCTAAAGAAATAATCATCAGGAAAATAACTACCAAATACATTATTAAAAATAACGGGACTTGCTGTTGTGCTTATTGCACTTGATGGATAGTCAGTCCAATCTGTTGAAAACGCATATGATTTATCAACATCATTAGTGTATTCACGAATGTTTGGAACTAAGTAACTAGCAACCGTTCTAACCCTACCTAAAGTTTCATTTTTACCTGAAATTCTAAATCTATAACAAGATGATGTTGGTATACCTTTGTTTGGGTCGTTTGTAATCTCATTCTCCCCAAATTCATTCGTAAACACATAATCCATATTCATTGGTAATGGTAACACAAATGAACCGGATTCATCAATATCTTCCTGAATTTCAAAACTCTCTAATATAGGTCTATTATTTTCATCTTTTCTTGTTGTAAACCTAATCATCTCAATTACGGCGGGGTATGTGGTTAAATCACATTTTCTACCCATATCCCCTCTAGGTCTACATACTTTATTAACCGTATTTTTTCCTTGGTCAGAATATATTGAACCTAAGAAATATGCTTTTGGTTGTACCTTTACTCCTTTACTTGAAAGGTCAAAGTCAGTTCTTGTTATACCAATCTCACATAAATCCTCATTACCCCAAAACGGATAAACCTCAATATTTTTATCGAATGAAATTATCTGAGGTAATGTGTCAATATCATTTGATGATTTGTATTTAAATGTGTTTTCAAAACTATCAACACCTCTACCTTGTCTAATGAAATCATCAGGTCTTAATGAGAAACATCCAATATCCGATAAATCCACATCAACATGTATTGTTTGTTGTCCAAGTGGTACACCCCAAATCATGAAGTCACCGGCATCGTTTGTTTTTACAGTATATTTGTAGTATTTTTCATAAACCTCAAGAACTTCTTCTCTTGTTAAAATATCCGTTTGGTCGGGGAATGTCCCGGTTGGTACATGTCCACCGTGTTGTTTTCTTTGTGGTAGTAAATTATATCGATATCCATCATCATTTTTATCACCAACTTGAGAAAACGGATATAATGCGGATATGACAGGGTCGTTTAAATCTTCTTCGGAAACGGGAATAAAAATAGATACTCTAGCATTTGGTATACCAAATCCATTATTTACTGATATTCTACCGCAAACAACACCATAATCCGAACACATAGATGAGTATATGTCGGTCTGTGTAAATTTTAATGATAGGATTTCTAATAAGTCGTAATCTTGTTTAATTTCAACAACAACTTTTTGGTCGTTACCTATATTTGTGGAAATTCTGTGTTTTTGCATTATTTACCTTGTCTCTATATAAATAGAAATTTATCTGTTTTCTATAAAATAAAGAAAAAATAAATTAGAATGTAGTCGTTCCTAAAGTTTTAACCCTAATTTTTACATCTATATTAGGAAATCTAATTTGGAATATTTGATTTGACTTCATGTAAATCGTACTATCGTTCTGTTGTATCTCTTTGGTAACGGAATTTACGTAAGATTGGGCAACCTCAGCAGATGAGTAATCACCACCAATTAGATTGAATACTCTAATATCAATAACGTTAACAACTCCGGTAACCGCACCAATCATTCTATATAAATCACCCACCAATAGTGGGTCACCCATTTTTCTTTTTTCGATTGCAAAGTAACTAATAATATCCTCAACTGATGTTTTCACAATTTCGGTTTGGTTACCATTTTTATCTATTACCAAATCAATTTCCAATCCCATATCAATAACTTCACCACTTTGAATGTCTAGGAAATCGTTCACCATTCTGTATTCAGAAAGATAATCTAAAATATTATTCCTTAATGTAGTAGAAACAGTATCTGTTAAATTACCATTCTCATCATAAGATAATAATTTTATTTTAATCTTATTATCTTCTTCCATTACGTTAACCTTAGCCGGCGCTCCAAACGTTGACGGCATCGTTTCAATTAATGATTTGTAATCATTTAACGTTACCGCTCTATTTTGTGCCGCAAAATTATACGCTATCATGTTTCTTATTTCTTCAATGGTAGGTTGGTCAGCACCACCAATTGCGGGCGTAACATTCGTAACCACTAATGATTGGGAAACTTGAGAATTTATTGATGAATTGGGACCTAAAATACTAAAATCCACATTATCAACACTTGTAATAACATCAACACCTAAATTTGTATCTTTACCTCCACCAAGTCTATATTTTACGAATAGAGTTGTATTTGCGTTCGGTAAATTTCCTAATGATAAATTATTTAAATAATTGCCAAGACTAGGTTTCATATTACCAGTAATGTAGTTATCCATATTATCTAACGGGTCAACATTACCTGAACCAAATGTTATTGAGAAATAATTCTCCGGAGTATATTCTGTTACAAATTTATTTACAACATCAATGTATGTTCCCGCTTTTAGATTGTCTCTATCAGATGCGGATGTTGGGTCGGGAACAAATATCTTATCTTGTATTAATGATTTTACCTCATACCATTTATTTGTGGTTGCACTTAAAAATTCAGACTCACTAGGATTATTTAAAAAATTAGTTCCATCTTTATGAATTACACCTGTAACACCCAATACGTTTTGTTCGGGTAGATAAATTTTTAAAAATGGTTTTTGGTCAACTTCAGTAATAACTTTTCTAAAAATTCTTGTAACACCATTAACCACCGCTTCTCTTTTTACAATTGAATATGAAATTAATCTATTATTACCATCAAAGTTTGGTATTTTTAATCTATTTGGTTCTCCTCTTTTATTGAATGGATTTGAAAAATCTATCTCATCCATTGTTTCAAATATTTGTCCGCCACCTGATACTTGAGCTCCCGATTTTATTATTCCCAAATATCTCTCATCTTCTTTATCACCTCTAACGGGTACATTTATTGTAAAATCACATAATGCAACTGATGGTCTATTACCAGGTAATCTGATACCATATGTTTTTGCAATATGAAATAGAGATTGTCTTTGTTGAGCAAAATCTAACATTGTTTCTTGCCAAACCCTATCAATATGGAAATGTAAGTTATCAGCAACCGCTGCGTTTAAATCTAAAAGAACAGAATAGATTGATGCGTCATTCGTATTTTTAACTAAATCAGGATAATATTGTTTAGTTAAATTTACCAACTCTTGTCTTAGTCCCGCAAAATCTCTTGTTGCGTATGATATTTTTTTACTCATGTTATATGTTAATAATTATAAAATCAGACGAAGTGAATGGTTCGTTATTTATGTCGTAATCTATTCTTACTTTAGCTGTGTATGGTTTTGTTGAAAAACTTGAAACCCTAAATAATCTTGAATCCTCATCTTCACTTATACTAACGGACTCGTCTGGGTCTTGGTCAGCAGGAGTAATGGTAATTGATTTAATTTCTAAATTTGGAATGTACTTACTAACGGATGTTCTTATTTCATCCTCAATTTGATTAAATGTAATTTGGTCGTTTGGTTCAAAAATAAACTCATATAGTCTTGTACCAAAATCAGGTAAATAATATCTAGTACCCTTTCTACATAGAATGAGATGTATTAAATTAGCCCTAATCTCCCTTTCGGGTATTTCCGTCATATTCAGAAAATCACCCACGGGACTTTGTCTAAATGGAAAATCTATACCATATTTTGATGCCATACCAATAAATATAAACAAAGATAAAATAGTAATAAATGAGAAAAATCGGAATTACCGATTCTAAACAACCTTAATTAAATTTTTAATTCTGTTTAGTTGTTCGTTTAGTTCCACATCTTTATGTGTAAACTTAGCACCTAAATCGGTTTTTAATGACGGTTTATAGGTTGATTCGGGGTGTAATTGTTTCATTTTCTTTATTAACATTGAACCAAAACCTTCCCTACGTCTATTTGGTCTTACTAAAATGTCACTAACCGTAATCTCATTATCATAAATAACAAAGGAAACATACCCGACTATCTCATCGTCTTCGTAAATACCCAATTCATAGTTGTTTTGACCATCATAATAGTCCAGATGTTCTTCTTCAAATCTTATTTTTCCCATTATTAATAAATATCATTAAATAAAAAAATCGAGGAGATTAGTCCTCGATTAGTATTTGATATTCACCCCCTGTATTTTCAAATTTAGATGCTTGAGGTCGGCCTCGAACCATTAAGGGAGTCACCTAATTTCTTTTTATAAGGACAATGTCTACATCCGGAATTACAACAAAATCCTCGTTTTAAATGAAACTCCTCAGTAAAAACATATTTACCGTCCTCAATATAAAAATCAGAAGGGGAAAGTTTTCGACTAACCCCTTCATCATTATTTTTATTTTTTTCGTTATTTGATTTCACATGCTCCACCTGCACAAGCCAGTTCACCACTTAAATCTGTGTCGTCTTGATGTTCAATAACTTTACTTAAATCGATTGAATGTAATTTAGAAAACATTCTATTGTATGTTTCTTCGTCACAATCTTCAAATGGTGCTTGAATATATGTTCCACCATCATGTGGTAATACTGACAATCCGTTGTAGTAATCTCTATTTTCCCACATCCATTCACCAGCCAATTCCCAATCTTCAGGTTTTAAACTAATCGTTGCCGATACATTGTGTGAATTTGAACCACTTCTATGACCCGGTTTAACCCATTCTTGTGTTACTTTTTTAACACGTTCCAAAAGTTGGAAAGGTGACTCGGTTCTTAAAATTGCTCCTTGTGGTGCCTTTTGTGGAACTGAAATAACTGCGGTATCATGTGGACGGAAATATTCATCCTCAACCAATTCAGGGTGATTATTTTTAAAGAAATCATATATCGACTCATTCTTTCCAACACGAATTCTACGAATGTAATAATCGTTATGCCAAGCGTGAATACCCGAAGATGTTCCAAGTGTTAACGATGTTGTTCCGGCAGGTTTTACAGTAGTAGTACGAGCCGATTTATTGATACCGATTAATTCAGCAACTCTTGTATTTTCTTCTTTAACAATTTTTGCTGATTCTTTCATATTGTACCCTAATACAACACCAGAACCAATACCCGTCATTGATACACCAATTAATGCATCTTTTTCTGTTGTACGTTTCCAAACATCTCTTAAATAATGAAAGTCAGTATAACCAGCTTGTAGTGTTCCAATGAACGCCGCAGCTCTAACACGATTATTTAAATCTTCTTGTGATTCAATGTCTGAAACATTTACCTCACATAAGTTACAGAATTGATTTGGTCTCAATGCAATTTCACAACATGGATTTGTTCCCCAATCTTTATCATTTGTTAAATAAATTCCAGGTTCACCAGCTCCCGATGCCTCAACACGTTTCCATAACTCTATGAAGAATTCTTTAGTGATTTTATGTCTAACAAGAACAGCCGAATTATTCGCTCTACCACGTTGTGCGTTTTGTTCCCACCATGCACCTGATTTACACGCAATCATTTCATGGTCATCGGCTGAGAATAATGAAATCAATGCCGCTCTTCTAATACCACCCGCCAATACAGCATCCGCAATATGACAAACCATATCATGAACCTCAATTGGGGTTAGTCTATCACCATCTTCTTTAGCACTTAACATACCTTGTAATTTGTGAAGACAATCTTTTAATGGTTGAGGGCCCGGAGCTTTACCACCTGATGTTACTAATTGAGCACCTTTTGGCCTAATATCCGAAAAATCAAATTCAGGAGTTGATAATTGTTCTCCAAAGTATGATTTCATCAATACTTTAATTGCATCTGCCCAACCTTCGATTGAATCACCAATTAAGAATCTTCTTGTTCTATTTGGATTTGGTTTTCTGATTTCAGGTAATTTTTCTACGTGATGTTTTTGTACTGAATACCCAACACCTGTTCCACCTAACAATAAAAACATTGACTCAGAAAATGCTGCAAGGTCATCAATTGGTAAGTAAGCACAGTTATAAATTCTATTTGGAGAAATCTCAATTGGTTTACCTCCAAATTGCATCGACCTCATTGATGGTAAAACTTTTTTATCATAAACATATTGGTAAACATCTTTAATTTCCTTTTTTAATTTAGGGAATTTTTTAATGTGCATGTTCATATTTCTTGTCACTAATTCGTCCCAAGTTTCTCTTCTCTGTAATTCGGGAACATATTTAGCGTACTTCATGTATACTGTTAAATCCGATAATATTTTTTGCGATTCGTCCATACTAATTAATTGTATTTTTGTTTTTTTATTTTACTTTTTTTTTAATTTTCACGATTCAAGACCTTTTGTCTTTTCATAAACGCATCTTTAGCTCGTGTAGCATTGTCTTTTTGAACATCTTCTTTATGACCAAGTAATGTACTTTGAGATTCTGTATTAATAATTAAATATCTATTATCAAAAGTACAGTTCTGCCAAATTACACCATCTTGACCAATTCTAGACTTTAATAAAGTCATGGTTGCCAAGTTATGTTCCTTTTGTTCTAAAGTTTTACCAACCGATAAAACAACGTGACCAATTTGAGCCTTCTTAATTGAACCGCCCATTTGGTCAGTAGTAACAACTTCCGATGATATCGAATCCCTGTTACCTTGAGTTGCCGTCCATATGGCGATATCAAACTCACTTGTCATCGATTCAAGACTTCTCATAATAGAACCCTCACCTTTCCATTCATCACCATTTACTGACCTTTCAGGTGTTATACAATCAACATAGTCAATAACTAAAAGGTCAATCTTTTTACCGTCAGAAATGTGTTTTCTAATTCTTGTTTTGATTTCAGAAATAGTAACAGAATCACTTGGTAATTTTACAATACTCAAAGAACCGGAACATCTAGACCTAACCTCTTCAACTTTTTGCTTTACTTCATCTTTGTTGTTTGGTTGTTCATCTGGTTCAATACCCGTCCAAATTGTATAATGTTTCCTTTTAATGTTTGATGGATTGTCTTCAAAAAATATTTGAACCACATTGAAATCGTAGTTATATGCGGTATTTGAAAAAAGTGTAAGTAATGTTGTTTTACCTGTACCTGTTGGTGCTAAAACAACACCTAACTCACCTCTTCCTAATCCTCCTTTTAACATACCATCCAATCCATCAATTCCGGTTGGTATTGGGTGTCTATTATCCTTCTCTAATACCTCATCAATATTATGAAATACATCCATAGATTCTTCGGGTGGTAATCCAACTTGCATTGCTTTCTGAATAATACCTTCAATGTTACTATATTCCTGAAATGAGCCGTTGTCAATAATCTGATTTACCCTTTTTAACTCCTTTTTTAAATTTTGTTGTTTACAAAAATTTAAAGCCTCATCCTTTACGAGAGACGAATCTTGTGTGTTGTCCTTAATACCTGATATGGTATCCAAATGTATTCTTGCGTTTTCTTGCGATTTTAACTCCAATACAATTTGTTGAGATAATGTATCATAATTAGGTATTTTACTATATTTGATAAAATGCTCCTTAATGTTCTGAATAATAAATCTAAAGGAATTGTTATCAAAGTACTTGCTATCGATTACATCAATAATTTGCTCGCCATATTTTTTGTCTTCAATAATTGATTTAATTAAGGCTTGCTGGAATGATGCTCCGAGGAATCCAAAGTTCTTTTCTGTCATGTTGTCTTTTTTTTATAGTTGGTAATTTAAATAAGTTGTTTCCAATTCCTCAGCAGATAAAATAGCAGTTAAATCTGATAGATATCTCTTCAGGCTTGGGCGAATGTCCACCGTATATCTTACTTTTGGGTGAAAGATATTAGAAGGGAACATTCTTTGAATAAATACATCCTCTCCTAGTTTTAATACTAGTAAAAAATATTCTTTTTCATCATTTTCCGCAGGTTCCACATCCTTCAAACCGTAAAAATAATCTTGATTTTCGTTCATATAATCCAAAGTTTTTGATTTCAAATCATGTGAGATTTCTTCACAAATATCTTTTAAATATTCATGTAAGTCCATCGAGCGTCTGGCTTGTGGGTTATGTTCTCTCACGTTAAAAAATCTTTGGCAAACGATGTTTTTACCTAAAGTTAATAGAAATTCGAATTTGATTGCGTCTTGATTAGTCATTGTCTTTTATTTTGATTAATTTTTTATTTTTTTCTTTTCTGGTTAGTCTTAAAAATGGATTTAGAAAGTTAATCCATGCGTCATCGGATTTTGGTAGAAGAAGAAATATTCCATCTTCCATCATCATCTTCATTGTGTTCTTATATGAACGACCTTCCGGGTCCATTATATCGTTCATGAGGGACTTTATTGAGGTTATCGACTCTTCGGTTAGGAAAGGTTCGTCAAGACTTACAATACGTTTATTTACGTTATAAAACTCCTCACCTAATACTCCGTGTTTTGTTACCCCTGTAATTAGATTCTTTATTAAATTGTTATGTTGGTCTTGTTCAAATAGAGTGTTGAATTTTTCTATCAGATTTTCAAGTGTTAATGGTTGGGTTTTGATTTCAGGAACTAATGTTATTAATCTCCTAACACCCAAATTTTTTATACCCGCAATATTATCTGACGGGTCACCACACATCATTTTAACCAATTTAATATTTTGTATTAGAATCTCCTCATGGTCATAAACAAACATATCATTTAATTGATATATTCTATTATGTGAAGGATTAAATAATTGAGTTCTTTCTGAAACAAGTTGGGTTAAATCACCATCCGATGAATAAATTAAAATTTCCTCATTTGACTTTTGTGAATAATATGCAATACAGTCGTCTGTTTCACAAAATTCATATTCACCTTGTCTAACAAATAATTCTTCAAGATATTGTTTAACCCTATTTCTTTGATTACTATATGAACCCATTTCTTCTTCGGTTCTAATTCTACTTTTCCTATTTTCTTTATAATGATGGTAGAATTTTTTCCTAGAAGCGGAACCTTGTTCTCCGTCCCAAAAGACAACGACTTTATCTAACCGATGAATGTCAATTAATCTTCTTAGTGTGTTGATGAAGTGATACTGAGCCCCTATATGGTTACCCTTATAGAAGTGGTTTTTTAATCCAAAAAACCCGATAGTTAATAAGTTGTCACCATCAACAAGTAGTACGGACATTTAATTTTTTTTGTTTATAGGTTGAAAAATTACTCACCAATTGAATCTTCTGTTTCTTCTTCTAAAACGATTTCACCCGTTCCTGAAAGAATTGCGTTCCAATATTGTGAATATTGTTTTTTGTAGTCTTCTAAAGCTTCTTTTGTATCATCAATATATCCTTGAGGGACTGCAATGATTTTACCATCTTTAAATTGAATTCCATTTACGTGGTTTTTCAAAATAGAAATTTTGGTTCTGATTGCGTATGATACTGTTCTTCCACCTTTAGTTGCTGTGATATGATTAATACCAGCCTTCTTTTGGTTTCCAAATAAGAATACCAATGAAGATGCTAACCATAATGCTTCACCACCTTTTGCTTTGATTTCGGGTTGTCCAAATGGATTATCCGGTAAATCTACCCATGGTTGGTTGATTACAATCATTGTGTTGTAATATGGGTAATCTTCTTTTTTAGATTTTGAAATCCTTGAGTGGATTCCCATTCCAATTTTGTCAGATAATGTGGATGCATTATGCATTTTACCACCTTTACCTTCAAATGTCATTTTACATGGTACTGAACCAACTGAATCCCAACAAAATAAAATTGAGTGTGGAATTTCACCTTTTTCCTGAGCATCTAAAATATCATTAATAAAATCCGTTGCTTGTTCAATGTAGTCAAAACTATCGTTGAAGATGAAGTCACCCTCCCATTCACCATCTGAATTTTTGGTTGCTTTTAATCCTAATTCTACCGCATGTTCCCAACTCCATTTTTTTTCTGTGATAATAAAAACAGGTAAATCACCTCTTTTTTGTGCATCTGCCGCCGCTAAAATCATCGCGGTTGTTTTAGATGAATTACTATGTCCTAAGAACATATTAATACCACCCATAACAGGACCCGGTAATCCACAAGCGTTTAAAAATGCGTCACCAGCAAAATAAAAGTTAGTTTCTTTATATTTTGTTTTCGTGGAGAACTTCTCTTTAAAGTTAAACTCCTTTTTTGCTATTTTTGCCATTGTCTATGTTGTATGTAATTTTGTGAATAAAAAATAAGAGCTTGGACACATTGTCCATGTAAGTGTCCAAGCTCAATTAAAATAAATTAGAACGGTAAATCGTCATCTACGTCAGCATCGTCCTGTGGGTCGACATCAACAATTGGTTCAGATTTTGAAGTGGATGGTGACATTAAAGTTGTTTCTTCTGATAGGTTTGAAACATATTTCTTAGTTTCAACATCCCATTTTGGAACTTCACCTTTAGCAATCATTTCAAGATATTCTTCTGGTTTTTTAGAATAAACATCAGCCCATGTTAACTCATCATTAATCCATGAATTTACAGTATCATTATCGTTTGATAATGGAGTAATATCTTCAGGAATAATTGATGTAATTGCGGTGTATTCTTTACCGTTACCCGCTTTGGTTAAACCAAGGGTGATGATTAAATCACGACCTTTTTGAGTATCGGTGATATCACCTTTATTTTTGAACAATGGGAAGATTTTATCTAAAATACCTTCACCCTTACTATTGTGTTTAAAACGCCAGAACTTAACACCGTCCTGTTCGTTTTCTCTGTCAATAACTTTGACAATATAAAATTTACGAGCTCTGTATTGACGAGCCAAAACCTTGTCAGCCTCAACTCCTGTCATCATTAAACCTTCATAAACTTCGTTTAGTGGAGAACGTTTACCTTCTTGTTTCGGGTCGTAAAGTTTTACCCATTGACCGTCCACTTGTAATTCGTGGTAGTAAACCTCTTTAAATGGAGAACTACCGTCTGTTGTTGGTAGAATCCTAATTCTTTTTTCACCACTTCTAGAACCCTTCGGTAATAGTGTAGTAAAATACTTTTTCATTCTATCCTCTTGGGATACCTTGTTACTGTTGCCGCCTGCGACTTGTTTGTTTTTCTCGTACTGTGCCAGTACTGATTCGAATGTACTCATTTTTTTTTAAATTTAATTGTTTAGAAATATATCTATGTAAAGTATAAACAAAAAAAGTCAGATTACAAAACCTGACTTCATTTTTTTTCAAATATTTTTTATTAACCTGTATTTTAGAGGTTAAATAACACCATGTGTTTTGGTTGGTGTCTTACTCTAATGTTAAAAGATACTTTAATTTTTGGAATAAACCTAACATTTCATCTCGAATGTTTAATAAATTTGTATCAACGGGGTCTAACTCTTCCGTAAAACCAATAAAAGATTGACATATAGTTTCAACCATTTCAAGAGGTTTCAATTCAGATAAGTTAAATAGTTCAATGGTTTTGGTTTCTTCATCTAATGAGAACCTACCGTATTTACCCATTGATTGCTCAACAAATGAATCCATTAAATCTTCCAATTCATCTCTAGTTTTAGCAAAACCGTTATGTCTAGCATATCCTTTTGTCTGCCAATGAAATATCTTCAATTGGGCGTGAATACCTAATAATAGATTTACTTTAGAATTTAAATTCATCTTCTTGTTGTTCAGGGTTAAAACTGTTTTTTATTATATCTTTTGAATAATCATCAACATCTTGTTTTGTTAAAACATAATCATTTTTACCTGATATTCTCATCTCACCTTGTTTTTGATTAAAAAACTCTTGTGGATTTTGATTAAATGGATATGAATCTAAAGAACGCAATTCAAGTTTTTCTTCTGGTGTTTTTTCTTTCATTAAATCAATTTTTGTTCCAAGTTGGTCAATTCTATCCATAACAGAATCCATTTGAGACAATTTTTGTTCCAAATCTGTTAATTTAGTAAATACACTATCCATTTTTTCGGATACTCCTAAATTTTCAGATTTACTATCATCGACATCTTTCTTAATTGATTTAGTCATGTTAACTAAATCCGTGATGTCAATTTCTTCGGTATTATCTTCTACAGGTGCTCCCATATCTGCCGGTGGTGCTCCCGCATCTACAGGTGCTCCCATATCTGCCGGTGGTGCTCCCGCATCTACAGGTGCTCCCATATCTGCCGGTGGTAATCCAGCATCCATTGTTGCGTCTTGTTCGTTTAGTAGATTTTTGGCATACTTGTTAATCTCTCTAAATCTTGCAACTTCTTCTAATAATTTCTTTTCTATTTGGTTCATGATATTAATCTTGTAATAATTGTCTACCGTCTTCGGTAATGACTTTTTTATTTATTCTTTCTACAATACCGTCTTTTGCTCTAATAATATAACATTCTCCGGTTTGGCTATCACATTCTTGTCTTTCCATTCCATCACTTGAAACGGCTTGTACGTTTTTTGGTTTTGAATAATAGTCATTCAAACTATTATTAATTTTATCCTTATTCATAGTATTTTATTCTATAAATATCTAATAAAGTGAAAAACTTCGTGAATTTACTTAATTCTAAAGTAAATAACCTGATTAGGATATAAACCTAACTCCGCCATTAAAGGTGCCGACATCGACATACCACATTTGGTTGATTTTGGTCCACTACTTATAGGACCTTGAGTTACCGTTGTACCCGTAAAAGTATAACTTGGATTTAACGTATAAACCTTAGAATTTTGAACATTAGGATTTATAAACTCGGTAACCCCTCCCCTAATGGTTACAGCGTCCACCGCAGTTAAATCAAAATGAGTACTATAGAATTTATCTTTTTGATTAATCTCAGACCATTTTAAACCATTTGCAATGTTCATAGTTGTATCACCATCTAATATATTTTCATCTCCACCAGCTTTTATAACTCTTGTTCTTAACCACGTACCACTACCTTCATGAACAAATGACGGATTGTCAATTTTTTGAATTAACTTTTCATCATTGAAACCGTTGAATGGAACCCCAAATGATGTCATTCCAACTACAGTATTCGTATTACTACCTTTTGTTATACTTTCATTGTTAATATTAATTCCACCCCTATCGGTAGCGTACGTTATATCATTTTCTCCTTTTACAACTTCATCATTTTTTGCGTTAGGTTTCTCGTCTTGTTTCAATACCGCTAATGCTCTTGACATTAATTTATCAAATAATACTCTATAACTCGAAACAAAAGAATCTGTTGGGTCGGGTAGAGAGGTGTATGGAATTCTTGTTCCAGTAAATCTTGTACTAATTGAATTTCCCCTAATGTCATGACTAACTTCAGTTATCCAATACGAACCTCTAAACATTGGAATGTTTTTTAAATAGAAGAACATTGTTGGTTGTATCATAACATTACCCATACATGTCACTTCACATCTATATGACGCTTGTTTATAATAATCAAATAAACTAACATCGACATTATATCCACCAGCCCCTGACTCTGACCTAGCTAAATTTTCTAACACAACAAAAGATTCTGATGTATTTTTTAATGTTGCTTGGTCTAATGATACCCCTTTAAAAATACCTTGGTTTTGGTCACCAAAACTAACTTCAAATGCAACTACCTTATTAACCTTACTTAAATCATTTGTTCCAAAACCTTCCAATGTTGTAACAACTAATGGATTATTATTTGCTGAACCAATAAAGAAACTATCATCGGAAAATCTATAAGTCTTACTTTCCATATCGGCCAAGTGTTTTGATGATTGACCAACTAATTGTATTATAATTTTTGGTGATGATTCCTGATAATCAACTTCTAAAAATGTCCCAAATAAATTTTTTGCAACTTTTTTAGATGGTGTTATCCTACTTTTGTTATTTACATTTGTTCCATAAAAATTAACATATGCTGGTAACGCTCTCATATCTAGTCCGGTATCTTGAATTAACATTGATATCGCACCATATAAATTACTTTTTTGGTTTCTAGGGTCTAAAAGAGGTGTAATCTTATCAATATTTAAATAAAATTTATCTCCAATATCTCTATTAGCCTTATCTAAAAATAAAAATTCCTCTAATAATAATCTTTGACCTATTGAATTACCGGATGTCCATTTATCATTAAATGATTTAAATGTATTATATTGTTCTAATTTCGTTTGACTAGTATTATATCCTTGGGATATTTTTATTAATTTACTTTCATTTTGTTTTGTTATTCCATCTCTCTTACTTATTAGTGGTAATAGTTCATTTAAATAAATACTTAGTCTTTCATCGGCACCAGCGGCACCATTTGTTACCGCTCCTGACTTTAAAATATTATCCCTAATATGTGTACTAAATCCAATATTAGTATTTAATCCTCCATTTTTTACATAACCAGCATAAATTAAAACTAATGGTCTATACCTTAAAATATTATCTTCTGTTAATCTTACATCATTTGTGGGGAAGAAACTAAAATAGTATCCATCAATATCCTCTCCAATGTATAATTTTATGAGATTTTGATTTGTAACGGTATTATCCGATGTGGAATATGGTTCAACGGAATATCTTATCAATGCATCAAATTTTCCCATACCGTAAAAAGTGTATGCGTCCATTTCTTTTGGATTCGATGAGGTAAATCTAATTATATTATCACTATCTAAAATAGATTGAGTTATTGTTTTTGCGTTTTCTTCCTGTCTATTTTTTAAATTATTAATTAATTGTTCAACACCTATACTATCATCACCCGATTGTTTTTTAACAACAGATAAATCTTTTAAGATGTATTGGAACTTATCATAAGTAACATTTCTAAACAATTGTTGTGGTATCTCATCATTTGATTTTTCAGAAGCAAAATCTAAAAACATAGATTCAAAACTATCTAAAATTTTTGGACTAAATGTTCCAATTAAATCAATTACTTTTCTGTAATTTGTATCAACAGAAAATTTATCATCGTAATCATTATTTATCAAGTCTATACTTCTTGGGTATTGAGAATATGATGCAAATGTTTTTCCCGAAAAAGAATCACTTATTGCATCATCTTGAAACCAAATTGTTCTAAAGTTATTTTGTTCAGCATCACTAAAGTTTTCAGGTAAATTTGAATTGTTATAAATACCTAAATAATTTTCATTTAAATTACCATTAGAAGGTAATAACGTATATGTTAAATCAGTTGAATTGTATTTTGAGTTATCGGCAATAACTGACCAATAATTAATATCATTTGACGGTTTGTTCTTTGTATGTAAAATATGGCCAGAGTTCGTTCTAGAGTTGTATGATGTGTTACCCGATATTATATCGTATGTTACATAACCTTTTACTATTTGATTGTACAACGCCTGATATACTGGACTAATACCAACATTTGTGTTACCAGAATGAATAACACTAACGGTTGTTCCCGTTGTTGTGTTCTCTCTTGGTGTAATACTAAATGTAGTTAGATTATTACTAAAACCCGAAACCACTGCAGTTCCCGATAATGGTGTTATTGGTGTTGATGACACAATAAAACTTGTACTTCCAAGAATACTTGTTACTATCGTATTTGGAACAAAAGAACCCGTACCCGAAGTAACAGTTACAGTCATACCGGTAATCAATCCGGTAGTTGATGGTACGGTTACGGTTGTTCCGACACTTGTAGCGCCGGATGCCGACACATATGTTGCGTTTGTTTGATTTAAATTAAAAAATAAATTACCGTTTATTGGTTGGGTGATGTTACTTGAATTTAAAAACCCATCAAGGATGTCAACACCGTCTAATAGTTCTTTCTTATACCTATGGTAGATTGAACCCCATTTTAATAATAAATGATAAGGAACAAAGTGTGTTGATGATATTTCTCTAAAAAGAGATGACATTAAAATTGTTTTATTATCAAACGTGATTTTATCGTCTAAATTTAAAAACGGTAACGAATTTAGAAGTAAGTACGCCGAACCAGCATATTTTCCATATTGTTCATCTTTATTAAAATCTGAGTATAATTGTTTATGGAAATATGGTGTATTTAAAATGCTAACTGTTGTTGTACCATCTTTATTAATCAGTTGTTTTCTGAACATATTATCCACAAATCGTTTTTCAATCCACGATTCGGGATTTGTTGGTGTCACTATAAATCCTACTGTTGAGTCAACACGATATATTCCCTCGTTTGATGTTCCTTCGTACTTTAAATCATCTATTGTAAATGTTGAACCAGTAACTTTAGGGTTCGCCGTACTGTTCTTTTTTAAATAACCCAAATAAGTATTTGAATTAAAAGGATAAATGTTTGGTCTATATTTTTCAGGTTCATAGTTTTTTAATATTTCATTTATCTTATCTTCTGAATCAATAGACTTCTCGGTACCTAATCTTTCATTGTTTTCAAATTTAAACGGTGTATCAACAACATCTGCGATATACCCTGTTGTTGGTATATGGTCTCTAAAGTAATTAAATCTTTCGTAAGGAGATAATGATGGTAAAAGACCATTAAATGTTATTTGTTCTGTTGGCGTTGTTGTTCCATTTGGTATGACCGTAGACCTTACACCATTAATTAAACTTGGTATTCCAGTCATTTTTTTAACTAAATTAATTAAATCGGTATCATCCTTAATTATAGTTTCAATGTTTCTTTTTTCTTCTTTTACTAATAGACGTAAAAGGTCAGTATTAAAAGAATCAAATAGAGTTAAATATTTTGCTCTTTCGTATATTTCATAAACAAAAGATGCATTTGTTTTATCAGTATATGGAGCAACGTCAGTAATAATATCCACACCGGAAATATCGTTTATTGTTGAATAATCAATATCAGATTCAAACAAAAATTGAATCTCATTAACTGTAGGTTCTTTTTTAACGTTAGAATCTACCCTACCCGTAACAATTTTCATAAACTCCTCAACAAATTCAACTTCAGGCCATAAAACTTTATTACTTGATTTTAGTTTTTCTATAAGTTCGGGTTCACCGGGATATGCAACAACATTCTGTTTACCCATGGATACGGGTTTTCTAACTTCAGGCCAAGGAAATATTGCGTCACCTTTATTTTCTTTACTTAGGTTACCAATAATTTTTGCTCTTTCTTTTGAGGAATCAAATGACCTACCATGGACATCTTTCATTAATCTAATATAAACCTCAGCATTTGCTAAAAGTATTGCAAAAATGTTTCTTATTGTAGGTTCAAAACCAAATCCTTGTTTAGGGTCTTTAATGATGGTGTTCATTTGTTTTTCAACATCATCCTCAAGAATATTTCTTTGTTCTTCAAATGATTTAATCACCTCATGTATATCGGAAATTAAATTATCAATACCAACTAATATTACACCATTTTCAATTTTTTTATAATAATCGGATATACCTTTGATTTTCTTTAATGCGACCTTTTTAAAATCCGCCCTAACCTTACTTCTATCTATTGCAGGTTTATTATTATCTTTCTTTATATCGTTTGTTAATAATGCAGAACTATTAAGTTCTTTGGTTCTAGATTCAATAATATGTTCTAAAGTACCTGGTGTGTCTTTTCCCAATAACTTTGTTGTGTCATTTTTTGATTTAATTTCATCAGAGTTATAATAATACCAATATTCATCGATATTATACACACCCGCACCGGATTCTTCTACAAGTTCGTTTGGTGTTATTTCAGCCAATCTTTCCAATGTTAAAAAGCTTTGTGATTTTTTTTTCGTATATGTAACATATTCGGTGTTTGATAGGTTTTTTTTTGCCCAAGCTTTTATTTGAGATTCAAATAAATTTAAAGTATCCCCAATTTCTTTTATCCCTTGGAATACCTTCATGTCAACGACACCGTTAAAAATTTGTTTTTCTAAAATCTTATCTAAAGATTCTGCAATATATCCAATGTCTTTTAATGTTTTAACCGGTTCATTACCTCTTATAAATGTACCTTTCGGAACTAATCCTCTACTTTCATATTGTTCATATATTGATTTTAATATTGAGTATCCTCTTGAAGTTCTATCAATATTTTTAGTATATCTTCCCGTTGATTCGTTCCATTTTTTATCTTCTGTTTTTGAAACCATATACATGTATGGACAGTTAACAATTGCGGATAGTGGAATATCGTTTAAATATGCAAAAGTAGAACCTACAAATGTAGTCGCCACCTCAAAATTACCGTTAGATTCATTAAACTTAGATGTAAATTTAGTCATATGTAAACGATACCTAATCGCTTTACCATAATAACCCTTTACGGTTAAATAAAATATTGGCCATGGAAGATGAAAAAACGCCTTATATGGTGAATCTTTTGCTGATTCAAATAATGTTTTACCTCTCACGTCAACAAAGTTTACCGATACTTGAGGGGTGAAATTTGCACCTTTTACCGATATAGAAATGGAATCAATACCAAAACTTTGTCCAGAATCATCTATAAATTGATTGGGGTCAAAATTTTTTACATTCCCATTGGCATCTCTAGGTTGTGCGGGGTTATACGCTTCAGACCATGATGTATCAAAATTACCGTCCCCCGTTTGATTTTTTAAAAAATTAAAGTTTCCTTTTGCTATACTAAGAAGAGTGTTTCCTTGTCCACCATCAGCAATAAGAGTCGTTCTCGGAACTAAATCAGCCTCCAAGTTAACGAACATTACCAAATTTTCCTGCTTTATACCTCTAGGTTGAATAATTCCATTATTATCAACAACACTATTTGGGTCAACATATATTAGGTTATTTTGGTCTACTTTTACAAGTATGTTCTCACTATTTGATAAATCTTTATTGTTCTCCATAATATAGGTTATACAATTCTACACTTCTTTTATAATCTTGTAAAGATACAACCAATGGAAATGGTATTCTCATTAAAGAATTATCAGGAATTGTGAACTCAATACTTCCAACAGTTGGGTTAGCCATTAAAATTAACCAACCAAATATTGGTGTGTTATAATAATCTTGTGAAAGTTTATCTAACCTATCTTTACCTCTTTTATAAAAAACATACCTGTCCGTTGTTTTAATAGGTAATTCCAATCCAGGAACTATCCTAAATTTACCATCATCAATAAAAAATTGGTATCTATCAAAATATTCTCTACTCATTATGTTTTTCTATAGTAATTAAGTTTATTATCCTCCGCCTCTAAATTTTTTGCGTGTACTTTTTTTGATTCTGCGATAATTGTATTATCAGTTTCTGTTGCGGTTACATTTATTTTAAATTTAATTTCTTTACTACTTTTTCTACTTTTGAAGGTTGTAAATTTAAATTTCTTTTTGTCTGTTGGTTCGTTGAATTTCTCAACTCTTTTTAATAATTTTTTTACATCTTTTTCAGAATATATACCACTATCTATTTTTAATAAACCACTATATGGTGCCGATGGTTTATTGTTAAAATAATTTTGAATTACTGTGTAATTTGTAAAAAGTAATTGTTTCATTATCTTTTCAAATTCTGGTTGTCCGACTGAAGGATTAACTACATTAATTGTACTTGTTAAATCTTCATACATTTTTGGTGTATTTGTTTCAATATATTCAATACATGTTTTATACTCATTGTATATTAAATCAGATGTAAAACCAGATAATGTGGATGATGTTACTTTTGGTGTCTCAACGTAAGTGTCTTTTGCGAATTTCACAATGAAATTAACACTATCAAGAGACTTAACCAAACTATTTCTGTTTGTTTCAATTTCTGTTAATAGATTTCCATTACTAATTTCATCTAATGTTGTCTCAATTAATTTTTTAAAAAATGGTTTTAATATGTTTTGATTCATATCAGTTAGTTTTGAACCGGATAGTTCTTTATCAAAACCTAACATTTCACATAAATAAGTTGTCGATGAATTATCGATAAATTTATCTAATCCCTTTCTAAATTTACCCAAAAATTCAGTAACTTCAGCACCTTTTTTTGTTAATCCAAATAACTGTAATGTTTTTCCCGGAGTTAAACTTGTTGATGTATAAACATCATACTTATTTATCTCTCTATAATCTGGGTGTAATAGTAATGAACCAATTTCGGTACCGTATTTTGTAACAACATTATCATACGTACTAACATACTTGTCAAAATAGTTCTTGGTATTTGTAAACACTTCTTCAACATTCTTTGTATATATTAAATCAAGTCCATTTTGTCCTGCAGCAATATAACTTTCATTAATATTATCTGTATTAGCATTGGGGTCAGTACTTGGTGATTGTTCTTTTATTTGAGGTAGACTTTGTAAAAATTCTCTAGTAAACTTATCCGCTTTTTCACCTCCAATTGTTTCATTTGTTGCGATTGACCTTTCATCATACATTTCTGTATTTGCAAAAAAGTTAGATGATAACGCATTTTGTAATCTTTCAACCGGTTTTGATAATCCTTGACCGCCAATAAATGCAATTGAACATGTTACCGTTGCAATCATTGGTTGTACACCAATTCCTTCAGGATTTAAATCCCAAACACCTTCATCATATGAAATGTTTACATCTCTAATAATAATTTTAGAGTGATAAAAATCACCAATTCTTAAAACACAAACAGGTGGTGGACCGAAAGAAGTATTTCTAGCAGCGACATCCGTTTGGTCAGCTATTCCCTTAACAGGTATGGTATCACCGGGTCTTATACATTGAAGCATAAATGTTAATCTAGCATTTAATCCTTCAGGTGTAGTTGAGTGGAATCCAGGGTGAAAATATTTTAATTTTTCCTTTAAAGATTTAAATTGAAGTGGTGATTCCTCCTCAAGTTTTTTAAAGTAATGACACTCAGAAAGAGTTTTCATAATGACTCTCTTCATTGGGTCAATTGCCGGTTTTCTTGATGGTCTACCCGGCACATTTATAGTTACAGGTTTAACCGGTTCAGGTGTTGGTGTTGGTTTTGGTTGTTCGGGTATTGGTGTTATTTTATAATCAGCACTAAATTTAGATTGTCTACAATAAAACGCAATGGGTGAATATTCTTTTAAACTTTTTCCATTAACTATTGTTTTTATAAATTCTTTTCCTCTACATATTTCTTCAGGTCCTTTTCCGTTAAAACTTTCACCATAATTGTAAGTATCAATTATTATTTTACCTTCATAATCATAACCTAAAGATTTAAATGTATATTCTTTTTTAACTTGCATTGGAGTACCGAGTATAATTTCCCTCAATTCGGGTATCACAACTTTATCGTTATCTGAATTAGTTTTATTAACTGGTTTTATATCATTAATCCAGTCTATTTGGGGGTTAGAACCCGAAGCTTTAATTTTATCAAATACATCTTGTATTATACTATGACTTCTTCTTAATGAAAGTTTTGCATTATAATCGTCAGTATTAACAGATGAACATGACGATTCAATTTTTATTGTTATATCTTGAGCTGTCTTACCATTTAAATTAGTTTTTATTTCACTTAATGTTTTAATAAATGTTTCATAATTTGTTTGTGCGTCCGTAAAATATTTTGCTAATAGATTTTTTTGTTCAGTTACATCACTATCTGTAAATGACACCACAGGTGGTGTTGCTCCATTTGTTTTTTTTGAACCAAAAATATATCCGGTTTCTTTAATAATTTGAGTATCGGTTTTACCCGTCATAAATTGTAGAAGTGTACCAAGTGTATTTTGATATGTTAAAGATTGCCCCGAATATGATTGAAATAAATCACTATATTTCTTCGGTGATACTAATGTTTGTAAATTTGGTCCTGGTATATCATTTGCATATTTTAATATAATGTCTTTTGCTCCTCCTTTTCCCCCCGTATTATCACCAGAACCAGTTGCGTTGAACATTTGTTGTAATGGGTCTACATTAACAGGACTATCAACCGCCGGCATATATTGTAATATCGTATCGGGTTCTTTATTATTATTTAAAAATGATTTAATTAATGAAATATCACTAGCATCTAAATTTGCATATTTTCTAATTAACGCATAAAAATCTAAATCTATACAACCAGCGAAAAACGCATTTATGTAATTCTCAGCCTCATCATCACTCATGTTTTTAAACTCTTCTCTAACTAATAAGTTTAAAATACTTGGGTGGTCAACAACCACTTTAAATGATAACTGACCTGTTCTACTTGTATCTTGATACGTATAAATTGGTTCGGGTCTACCTAAGAAGGTGTTATCCGTCCATCTTGCACTATTATTTTCACTAATTTTTAAATCATATGGTGGAAACCACATAACTCTACCTCCGTTATTTCCTCTTTCACAATATGGTAAATCGTTATAAGTAAATCCCGGTGTATTTGATGTTTTCCAAGCTAAATTCTCAATTGAGAACATATATTTTTTAGCATAGAATCCATCACCTTGTTTAATTATGTTTGTAGATACCCCTTGAAAAGTTGCTTTACCGTCTGACATTGGGGCGTAATTTATGTTCCAAACTCTACTATCTCCTCCCAAAACACTATCGTCAAATTTTCTAATATTTGCGGTTCTTTTCATGGTATCAGAATAGTTCATATATGACCTGTCTTTTGTCCATACTCTACAGTATTCAACTCCAGTTTCTTCTCCTGAAAATTTATCTACATACTTAATATTAGAACCTCTTGACATTACTGTCTGTCCTTCCTTGAATATTCTACTTGTTTGGTCAATTACGTTACCAACGTGAGTACGTGAACCTTCACCACCTTTTGGCATAGAATCCAAAAGTTGTTGTGTTTTATCTAATAATGAATCGGGTCTAAATGTAAATTTGGTAGAAAGTGAATCGTTTAATTTTCCAGATTCATCTCCCCATTCAGCATTATTTACTCCTAATTTATTTATCGAGTTACGGCTAATCCATGTTAATTTACCACCAATCTGACCACCTTGTGAAATATTTCTTGTTCTTTCAAATAATTCAGCAGCCACGGGGTCAAACATTAAACTAAGATAGTAACTACTTTTAACCATATTGTCGTTAAAGTCTGACATTGTATATTTAACGTCGTTACTTCTATCATCACCCATGTAAGCCTCACCTTTTGGCGCTTCGAGACCTAATAAATTTTTGATGCCTTCCCCAACTCTATCTGCAAATTGAAATATTTTAGATGATTGTTGTGACCTAGCCGTTGTGGTATAGTTAGGTGCATATTTTGAATATGTTAATAAATCAAATAACACTTGTTTAGGTCCTTGACCCATATATTCAATAAACAAATCGGAAGGTTTTCTTCCCGGTTTTGGTCTTCTTTGTATTCCAACCATTGAACCAATTGCTCCTGTGATATCTTGTAAGATAGCTCCCGCTTGTGTTCTAGCTTCTGGTCTATTTTGTATTGGGTTTCTTGGGTTTGTTAAATAATCACCGGGTATTTCACTAAAAGGTAATTGTGTACCTGCTACTGTTTGTAAAAAATCTATACCTTTACCTAATAAAGTTGATGATACGGTAATTCTATTATTAAATTCAACTAATGGTTCTCTACCTGTTATTAAATTTAAAGCAGTTGAGGTATTTCCATTCAACGCATCAATAAGTCTAACTCTACCAACGGTTGCCGCCTCTAAATTCCTTTGTATTCTTGCAAAAACAGGTCCTTGGCTATTATCTCTAATGTTACTTGTGGCAAATTTCATTAACTTTGAATCTTCATCAAAGTTCTGTCCCGTCATTATACTAATTAAATTAGTTGTTTGAGGTTCAAACGAATCAACATACCCAGCAAATAACATACCATTATATAATGATTGTAAAGCAGGTAAAGACGTATCGATATATTCTTCTATTGTACTATTTGGTGGTAAGTATAAATTATTACCCGCAGAATTACCATAATAAATTGCAAAGTTTGTTTTTACGTCACCCGGGTCAACGTTTGGCATATCCCTTAGTGTTTGTACCTCATAGTTCGTACTAGTGAAAGTCTGAGGTCCATTAGGTACTTTAAGAGTTCTAGCGATTAAGTAATCTCTAAAACCTTCCTTGGAGTCAGGTATTCCCGATTTATTCCTACTGGTATCAAAATCTAAATAAGTTGGCATTTATGTTTTACTTTATAAATAGATGTTTTTTAATTTCTATATTATTATTATACTCTTTTAATTGTGGTAAACGGTCCATTATATTCATTTGGGTTCAACGCATCCATTATACTTTGACTCCATCCTGGCATTTCTAATAATCCACCCGCTAATTTATTCATGTTAACATCTGACTTGAAGTTAATACTAAGTGTACTATCTTTATTCTGATTATTATTTGATGTAAGGTTTTCATTATTTTTATCAGGGGGGGTATTAACATCGGCACCTTTTGATGTGACACCATCTACTTTTGCCTTTTTATCTGTAATTACTGTGTTTAACTTTGAGTTAACGTCATCGGATGCCGCTTGGACATATCCTTTTGCTGACTCTCTCATTTTTTTTGATTCACCTGAAATAACATCAAAATCAACACCCAACGCTTTCATTGTGTTTTTTCCGGCTTTTCCGGACTCAACAGTTAATAGTCTTAAAATATAATTTACATCCCTTGTTACTAATTCAATGTTGGTTGCTTGTCCCCTAATAATATCTTCAGGTGTTTTTTCAGATTCTCTTTTTTGATATTCAGCTAAAGACTCCGCTTGTGATTGTGTTAATTCCTCTAATGCAACTTCTTTAACATCCTTTTTAAGACCAAGTATTTCCCTCATTTTATCTCCTTGAACTTCCATTACCATTTTACCATCTTTCATATGGGCGAGGTTAGTAATTAAGTCTGTTTGGTCTTTATCCAATTTTAATCCATTCGATAACATTGACATAGCCGCTGATGACCTTTCAGCCGCAGCTACCGCTCCTTGAGTTAGTTCCTTATATGAAATACCCATTTGGTCAGCCATTGCTTTGGCTTTCCTAATATTAATACCGGTTATTTCAAATTTACCCCCTTCTTTATTAAATGTCGCTAAAGATTGAGCAGCACCAATCAATGCGTCTTGTATACCCTCTACATTATTTGTGGCCATATACATCATTTTTAATGGGTCTCCCAAATCACCAATCGCACCACCTATTGCCTGTAAATTAGCCGCCATATCAATTGCACCCTCTGGGTCCATAACTTTATTTGCAATTGTGAAAGTCTCTTCCATTGACATTCTAAATTCCTTTGCTTTGGTCACCATATTAGCCAAACCTTGGACACCATCTTTAAATCCGTATTGATTAATTTTATCTAAACTTCCACCAACTTCTTTTAACATTGATTTAGAATCTAAACCAAGTTTCATCATTCTTTGACCTGAAATTTGAATTTGTTTTGCAGTATCACTAGCACCATAACCAATTTTTTCAAAAGCAGGTAACATTGCTGTTAAATCTGATAATGTCCCAACATATGCTTTAGCTGATTGTCCAACTTTGTCCCATGTTTCACTATTAATTAAATTAAATTTACTTGTTGTTTTTGTTAAATCTAAAGATGCTGTAACAATTTCTTGAAACCCTATCTTATATTTCATTAGAGGAACACTACTATTAGTTAATTCTTCTCTAACACCCTCAGATAGTTTTCCCGTTAAACTAGTTCCCTCATTGACTTGATGTAGTAGTTCGGTTTGTTCTGTTAAATATCCTAAAAATCTTTCGTATGTACCTTTTATTAAATTGGAACCAATTACCTTTACATCGTTAAGTTTACCTTCCGAATTAATTAAGGAACTAATCGCTTCATTAGCTTTAATATAAGAATCCTGTATACCAGAATATGAGTTATCCACTTCTTGTGTTTTAGCTAAATCTGCAGCAACTCCGACCAACTTACCCATAAAACTACCTTCTTTATTATTACTACCATTATCTTTAAATGTTTTATAGTAATTGTAAGCGGCACCCGCATTCGTATGGTCAGTAGAAGTCATGGCCCCGTATGTTATAGGAGGGGTTTGTTGTGCGCACCATTCTTGTTCAAATTCAGAAATACTTGCGGTTTTCGCTAATTTTGATAAATCTTTTGCCATACATATAAATAGATTACTGTTGGTTTTCTATTTCCAAAATATAATCAATATAGTATCTTCTTATATAAATTGGCATAGAATTTATGTCCCCATAAGAGAATCCTCGTTTAACGAGGAATAAAATTTCTGAAAGTTGGTTTTTCTTATAGTCCGTAGAAAGGGCGAAAAAACTCAACCCCAAACCCAATATAAAATTGGATATCTTCTCCTGATGGGGTTTTTGTTGTTTGTTTAAGGTCTACACCTGGTCTATGTTCTGAAACATATTTTTTAAAGTCTTGGGAATCTTTAATTGGTAATTTTTCAATGAAGTTTCTAATGTTCATTTGGTCTTTATTACCCTCAACAGATTTAATCATCATTTCTAATTGTTTTGTGATAACTGGAGCATATCCACTACCATTCCAACTTTTTTGAATTTCTGATATTTCATTTTCTTGTTTTGGTGTTAAAAATTTAAAAGTAATACCAATTTTA